ATCACGAAGTGGTGTTTTCCAAAGCAGAATCATGAAAACGGAGAGTACAGGATCACAAAACCAGATACAGACAATCTGCAGAAGATGTTAAAGGATTGTATGACAAAAGTTGGATTCTGGAAGGATGATGCGTTGGTGGCATCGGAAATAACTGAAAAGTTCTGGGCGGATCAGCCAGGAATTTATATCAGGATAGAGGAATTGTAATGGAGATAAAAATAATGGCATTTCGTGAAGTATACAAGCTGTTTGTGGATGCCTGGGAGCTGTATCGAAAATATAGTGCCAGAAGATTGGATGATGCAGAGTGCGAAGCAATGGCACAGGAAGCGGATGCGATAAACGAAAAATATCAATCAGACCTTGCGAAAGATATGTTGGTAAGTGTGATTAGGGAAGTGTCAAAAGATGCACGAATGAAGAGAAAAGATGTGGGGGAATAGATCATGGAGAGATTAACACATGAAAGAAAAAGCGGTATGAAGACGGGATACTGGTCCCCGAATAAGAAACAGGAGCTGGTGGATAGACTGGCGATGTATGAGGACAGGGAAGAGAAAGACAGATGGATTCCAATTAGCGCGCGCTTGCCGGAGGATGAAAGTTATATATTGGTATCATTCGAGAATGCAACAATGCCGGATATCGCAAGGTATGAAGAAAATGATGAAGGCGGTACATTCTATCCGGGAGATGATGAAAAATCATATTCAAGCTATGGAATATTTGTCAATGCTTGGATGCCGTTGCCGGAACCATACAAGGAGGAACAATGAAGATAATAATATTCATCATTATCGCCTGCACGCTCTTTGTTGCCTGGAGTTTATGCATTGTAGGAGCAAGTGCAGATGAACAATTGGAAGTGATATATGCCAAGGATTTGGAGAGAAGGGAGCAGAGGGAAAAGTTGAGTAGAGTAATACAGTGTGATAGATGTGGGAAGACGTATGAAAAGAATGAGAGCTATCAAACAAGAGGTAGTGTTGAAGGCAGCGTGCTTTCTGGAATTACTACAATCACAGGTATGGGCCTAAGAGATGAAAGCTATGATCTTTGTGACGAATGTATAGGAGAATTACTTGATTGGCTGCGTAATGAACAAAACGACGAAGGAGCTGAGAAATGATTGAACAGAGGAAGTACAAAGAAGCAGAGACTAGAAGGTCAACAGCATTATGATGAGCTGGAATCGGATATTGATAAAAAAGCAAGTGAGAAATTCCATACACCAGCTTATCAGAGCTATTCAGTGGAGGATTACTTGCGGAAGATGGGAGTAGACATAAAAGAGGTGACCGGCGATGAGTGAATATGTCGAGTGCTATGAAAACTTAAAAGCAGCAGTTGTAAAGCTGGCAGCGGATGATTACCGGCGGGCATTGATCAGGCTAAGACGACACCCAAAGGATACGAATGCGCTTCATACCAAAAATGAATGCGAGCTGTTTTTTCGTAAAGGCATTGAGACGTACAGTGATATGGATGGAGAAGTGCTGATTAAAGGGATTCAGGAAAGAGTAAGGCGGGAGTATAATGAACAGAGAGCAGTTAAATAAATACAAGAAGAATAAGCGAGATATTGAGAATCTGGACGGGATCATAGCCAAGCTTCAGGAAAGACTGGACGCAGTACCGGTTGTATCGGGGAAGGTTACAAAGAGTTCGGATGATTTCCCTTACATCGAGGAGCATGTGCAGGTGAGAGTGGAAGAGCCAAAGGCAGCAACTGCATTGAAGATGCGGATCTATGAGAAGGAGAAGAGAAAAGATCAGCTGATCCGGGAGAACGAGAAAGTAGAGAAGTACATAGCCGCAATGCCTGATGGAACGACCAAGGATATATTTGAAATGGTATTCTTGGATGGGATGACGCAGAAAGATGCAGGAATATGCTTGAATTGCACTCAGGGGCGAATAGCACAAATAATTAAAGAAAATTTGCAAGACTAATGACGTTAATAATTTTGCTATGTTATTATTATGCTGGACATGATGAAAAGACATATGATAGTCCTTCGATCAGTTCCCCCCAACCTAACACAACCAAGAGAAGACACCTGGCAACGCGGGTGTCTTTTTCGTTGCGTAATGTCGAAAAATGGGATATTATAGAAATAGGGTTAGATAAGTTGGAGGAAACAGAATGAATGAAGTTACATTAATCGAGATGGGACAGTATCTGAAAGAATTTGAAATTCCGGATATTCCGGAAGATACAAATTTTTGGTTGGTCCGTACTATGTCGGGTTATTTCTATGAAGAATTTATTGATGAAGGATATGTAGCATTAGGGTGGAATTATATTACTCAAAATACTTCCTTTGATGATAAAAATATAAAAATCTTGAAAGATGATATAAAAGAAAGATATGGAGATAAAAGACCTGGTGTTGCGGTAAATAAATGTATCAAGTTTATTGAAACGGTAAAATCAGGTGATTATGTTCTTATTCCGAATGCAAAAAGTACAGAAGTTACAATTGGCATTTTAGGGGAATACTATGAGGAAGATTATGATTATATAAAAGAGCTTATAGCAGATAAAAAAATTGAAAATAAAGAAGCAGAAATAGGAAAAGTTAAATGTCCATATTGTAAACGGCGCAAGATGACAAAAATTTTGACAATATCTTCTAGAAGACTTGGATATAAAGTTTTAAAGGGCATGTCATCATATCATGGACTTAGCGATATGAATGAGTATGACGTTGATATATTGAATTGTATTTATAATTGTTACACATATAAAGGTGATATGATGTATTCTTTAAATATTGCAAAGAAAGATCCTATAAAAGCGCGGGAATTATCAAAGCTTATGTATGGTGTGACAGAATTGTTTTGTGATATAGCAGATGAGGATTTAGTAACGGTGACAATCAACTTAAATTCTCCTGGAAAACTTACTGTAGCATTAAAAAAGGGATACGAAACAGTAAAAAAATCATATCGCCCATTGATTGGTATTTTTTTATTAGTTTTTGGGGGAAGCGGGTTTGGATTTGAGTTCCCGGGATTAACCGGAGGAGTAATTAATACGATTGAAGAATACAGAACGATAGATGTAGACGTTGAAATAAAAAAAGAGGAATTAAAAGGAAAACAACTTGAAAACTATAAGACTGCGATGGAAGTTATTCAGATGTCGAAGGATACAGGAGTCGATATGGATAAAGTATTAGGGGATTTGAAGATTATTGACGAATTGAATGAGAGTTTAAAATTTGAATCCAATGAAGAGTTTGCAAAAAGTGATGAAGAAAGTGAAGAGTGATGTGATGTGGAATGCATGTGCAGCAATCATATTTATTATGGTATCATTTATTACATGGCTATCAGTTTTGTTTAAATTTGCAAGCATGATAATTGATGAAAATCAAATTTTTGATAAAACTAAGAATGCAATTATATTTTATATAATAAATATGATTATAGCTTGTTTATTAACAATAATTTGCTATGAATTAGTATTAGTATTTCAGAGTGTTATAAGAAGTTAAAAAAAAGATATAAGGCACCCTCAGGGGTGCTTTTCTAATGCAAAAAAACGGAAAGAGAGAGGTGGTGACGTGCCGGATGTAAAAGAACAGATCAAAAATGATTACCTATCAGGTGTCCCCCCGAAGAAACTATCGGAGAAATATGACACCAGTTTGAATACAATAAAGAGCTGGATCAAACGGTATGGCTGGTCCAAGTTGAAGAAAAAACAGGGTGCACCTTCTAAAGCGGAGGGTGCACCCTCTGTCGTATCCGGAAAAAGGAAACGTGGCGGACAACCAGGTAACAAGAATGCAACCGGTCCGCCGGGGAATAAGCATGCGGAGAAGTTCGGGTTCTTTTCCAAACATCTTCCGGAAGAGACGTTATCCATCATTCAGGAAATGCCGGAAGATCCGCTTGATGTTCTGTGGGACCAGATTCAGATTGCATATGCTGCCATTATCCGGGCGCAGAAGATTATGTATGTTCGTGATCAGGAAGATGTGACAACGACAAAGATCGCAGATAGCTCCGGAAATATTTGTTCTGAAAAATGGGAAGTGCAGCAGGCGTGGGATAAACAGGCAAACTTCTTATCGGCTCAAGCCAGAGCACAGAAGACGCTAGAAGGCATGATTAACCGGTATGAAGATCTGCTGCATAAGAACTGGGATCTTGCTACAGATGAGCAGAAAGCAAGAATCCTGCAGATCAAAGCCAATACGGAAAGAATGAAATCCAGTGGCAATGATGACGGAGAGGATGGTGTGGTGATTGTCAACGATGCGCCAACAGGTGAAGATATCAGACATAGTGATACCGAAGTACCTGCCGATATTCAACAACAGGACAGTTAAACACATTATCCTGACTTCTGGACGTGCCGGAACAAAGTCTAGTTATGCTGCTATTCGAACCGATTACCAGATTGTATCAGATCCGCATGGTTCTGCAGTAGTTCTTCGCAAGCATCATAACAAGCTCCGGAAGACGGTGTACAAAGAAATGATCAGAGGGATTAACCGCTTGGGAATTTCGAAGAACAAGTTCACAATCACGAAATCCCCGATGGAAATCACTTACAAAAAATACGGTACGACCATTTACTTCTCCGGATCAGACGGCATCGACGATACGAAAGGTATTATCGATGAGGATAAGCCAATCAAGCTGGTGGTGTTGGATGAGCTGACTGAGTTCTTCGATGATGGTGAAGGCGAAGATGAGCTGAGCAATATCGAAGCAACATTCGTTCGAGGAAATGACAGTGATTTCCAGATGATCTATCTGTATAACCCGCCCAAGAATCCAAATGCACCGATCAACCAATGGTGCAAAAAGATGGAAAAGCGTGATGACTGCATTCATATTCACACGGATTACAGAGATGTTCCGGTCAGCTGGTTGGGGCAAGCGTTGATTGCATCTGCAGAAGCTATGAAGCTCGTGGATGAAAAAATGTATCGGTGGGTATGGCTCGGACAGGCTGTTGGTGTGGACGAACTGATCTATTATATGTTTGGTGATCGACACAGACAGAAGCCGGATCCGGATAGGCGATATGATCGTATTTATATCGGCGGTGACTACGGGCAGCAGAATGCGACGACATTTGAAGCTTTTGGACTTGATACATACAGGAAGAGGTTTCCAGGACTTGGAGAATATTACCACAGTGGACGAGAAAGCGGAAAACAGAAGAGTCCATCAGAATATGCGAAAGACTTGGTTGAGTTCATGAATGATTTGCATGAACAGTATGACAACAGGGTCTTTTATATTTTCCTTGATCCATCCGCAAAAGGTCTGGCCGAGGAAGTAAGGCGGGCAACCAGGGCAGTGAGCCTGGATTACCAGGTACTGCTAAGAGATGCTGAAAATGATGTGGCACTTGGAATCAGCCGTGTGCAGAAAGTGTTATGTTTTGACATTATGAGCGTAGCCCCAAAACAGGAATATGCAGTAAGTGAATTTGGAACTTATGAGTATGACAAGAAATCCATTGAAAAAGGCAAGGAAGTACCTGTAAAAGAAGATGACCATTGTATGGACGCAATCCGATATTGTGTTATGGGAGCCTGGAAGAGGTTAAAATACTGGCTGCCGAAAGACGAAACAGAAGAAATAGATGTATGTGATATTAGCAGGAAGGAGGTAGAGGACGATGAATATCTTTAATTATTTCAAAAAGAAGGGGATTGATACCGTGGATCCATCCTTTTACCGAAAGATAGCGGAATGGATATCCTGGTATGAGGGAAATGTCCGAAACTTCTCTTTCTACAAGGTATACAGTGGACGTGGAACATACAAACGCTGCAGGCGAAAGAGTATGGGAATGGCGAAGAAGCTGAGTGAAGATATTGCGGATCTCCTTTTGAATGAACGGGTGACAATTACTCTTGATGATGATCAAACGGATGAATATGTGCAGCAGGTTTTGGATGACAACCGTTTCCTTGTGATGGGAAATGATTACCAGGAGCGGAAAGCCTTTACTGGTACAGTGGCGTACATCCCATATTTGGAAGATGTGGAGATTACAGAGGATGGAGAAGTTCTTTCTGGAAGAATTTGCATCAATTACGTGGATGCACCAAACATATACCCAGTAACATGGAATAATGGAAGGGTAACGGAATGCATTTTTGCATTTCCACATACGATTTCAAGAAAAAAATATGTCCAGTTACAGTCTCATCTTTTGGAAAATGGGGAGTACGTGATCAGTAATGCTGTATTGCGGTGCGAATCTGGAAGTCAGGAGGGAACGGAGCTGACAGAAGAGGAATGGAAATTATTAAAACCATTCAAAACACTTGCAAAAGAAATAAGAACTGGTTCGGCGGAGCCACAATTCGTTATTGATCGCTTGAATATTACGAATAATGCGGACCAGAATAATCCAATGGGTGTTGCTATATTCGCAAATGCGATTGATACGCTCAAGAAGCTGGATACAGAATATGATTCGTATTGTAATGAATTTGAACTTGGCAGGAAGCGGATATTTGTGAGACCGGAAATGCTGACGAATGAAGACGGCTCTCCGGCGTTTGATCCGGATGATAGTGTGTTCTATGCGCTTCCAGAAGATGATGCCAATGGAGAGGGGCTGTTGAAAGAAATCGACATGTCGCTTCGTGCTGATCAACATAGCAAGGCAATCAATGACGATCTAAATTACCTTTCACTTAAATGCGGATTCGGCACAGATCAATATCAATTCGGAGCAACAGGAGCAAAGACAGCAACAGAGATTATTTCGGAAAATTCGGATATGTATCGTATGATTAAGAAACATGAGATATTGCTTGAGGATGCATTAAAGCAACTGATTCGGATTATCATTCGTTTGGGAATGATATTGAACGAGCCACTGAATCCAGATGTAGAAATTGTAATTGATTTCGATGATTCGATTATTGAAGATAAGGAAACAGAACGCAATCGCGATCGGCAGGATGTGAGCATGGGTGTTATGAGTCATGCGGAATATCGTTCCAAATGGTACGGAGAAACATTGGAAGATGCAACTGCTAAACTTCCGGAACAGAATCAGGTGATGGAGTAAGATGCGGGATGATTACAAAATTAAGATGGCCGGTAAGATCGCAGCCAGATATCAGGATTTGGAAGAACGAATCATGCAAGACATTGTTCGAAGGATTGTTAAAACTGGTGAGATCACCAGTACTGCAGATTGGCAGATCACCAGTACTGCAGATTGGCAGATCAACAGATTGCGGATTCTGGGATATTCTTCGGAGGACATTGAACGGGAAATCAAAAAGACGCTTAATGCTTCCTACCCGGAGATGTTTGAGCTGTACGACAAGGTAATCGAAAAGGAATATGTTCGAGATAAGGATGTATATGAGCAGATCAATGCAGAATATATACTGTATGATCAGAATGAACAACTTAAGCAGATCACAGAAGCAATTATTGATCAGGGTTGTGAAGATTTGGAGAATGTAACCAATTCTCTTGGATTCTATCTGGATTACGGAAATGGCAGGAAGGTACTGACACCACTTGCTCAGGTGTATTCCGGATATCTAGATGCAGCATGCTACGATATTGTAACTGGTGCATTTGATTATAACAGTGTCCTGAGACGAGTAGTTACACAGCTCACGAACAGCGGACTTCGGAAGATTGATTATGCTTCAGGGAGAGCCGATCGGGTGGATGTGGCTGCAAGGAGAGCGGTCATGACTGCAGTTAGTCAGATTACCGGAAAGATATCTGAGTACAACGCACAGAAGCTTGGTACCGAGTATTTTGAGGTGGAGTGGCATGCCGGAGCACGTCCGACTCATGCAGTATGGCAGGGGCGTGTCTGGTCAAAACAACAGCTATATTCAGTATGCGGTTTGGGAACGGTCACGGGACTTCTTGGCGTGAACTGTTATCATACTTATTATCCGTTCTTTCCGGGATTGTCCGAACGTAACTGGTCGGATGAATGGCTGGATGCCAAGAATCTGGAAGAGAGTGAACCGAAGAAATTTAGGGATAAGGAATATACCCTGTATGAGGCTAAGCAGAGACAGCGGCAGATGGAAGTAGCAATGAGAGCACAGAGAGAAAAGGTCCGCTTGCTCCAGAAAGGCAAGGCGGATCCAGATGAAATTCTGTTGCATAAAGCAAAGTACCAAGGACAGCTTAATGAGTATTCCAGATTCTGCCGGAAGATGAAGCTTACTGAAGAACGTGAGCGTATTTATTTGGACACGAAAGGTCGAGTGGCAACGAATAGCAAACGACAGAATGCATTGTTCCAGCGTGAAATGATCGAGAATGCATCCAAAGATGTGGCTCAGTATAAGCGGTATAAAGAAGTTTTGGGAGATTCTATTGGTTCGCTTGTTAATTTTGGCCAGATGAAATATAATGATAATGAGAAATGGAAAGCTATCAGTGAAGCATTTACAGATGTAAAATGGCAGAATCAAGCACTAAAGAAAAAACAAATAGGAGAAGTCCATTCTATCCCGTATAAAGGAACTCCGAATAGCGTGTTTGATAACTACAAAGACGGTGTCTTGCAGAGACGTAGATATTATGGAAATGATGGAAGACCAAGATTAGATATAGATATGACGGATCACGGAAATTCAAAAGAACATCCGGTTGTACCGCATTATCATAACTGGTATCTTGATGAAAAAGGCAATTTGAAACGTGAAGCAAAGCATGATAATCCACTTAAATTAGGGCATGAAATTGCCAATAAGGATATTCTTGAGAAGAGGTGATCAGAATATGATTGAGTACAAAAAATATGCAAAATTTGAGAATCTATCTGAGTTGACAGAAGCTATAGAGGCAGGATTGGATATTGAGCTCGCTCTCTCTGAGAAAAGATATAATATTTCATGGAGAGATGATAAACCATTTATATGTGAGTGTCCTGAAGGAGAAGCTGAGTTTTATTCTGATGCTCAGGAGATGCTCGATAAGCACAAAATAAACAACATACCATTAAATAAATTATGGGAGGATATAGAAATATTATCCATGTAGTTACCGCCAGTCGAAAATGACCGGTGGTATTTTTGTACGTAATTTTAGGAGAAAGTATGATAAATGTAGAAATAACAGAGCGTAGTATTCGTTTATCTGGCCATGCTTGCAGAAAAGCTTCAGATGGTATTGACCGGGCATGCGCTGCAGTATCGGCACTTACTTGCAGCTTGATCAATTCGTTACAAGATCTTACACACGACAGAGTTCAAGCAATGGCGGAAAGCGGAATGACAGTAATCAGATGGGAGAATTTATCAGATGGCGGGAAACTTCTGGTAGATTCATGGTTCCTGGGACTTACAGATGTCAACCGGGAATACAACTGCATAGAATTTCAGAAATAAACATCCGAGAGGGTGTTTTTATTATGTCCAAAACGTGAAGACGATATAAAAGCTCGGGAGCCTGTCGAGGCGAAACGGAGGTAGAAACATGAGATACAGAATGAATTTACAGCTCTTTGATGACGGCGGCGGAGCTGGCTCTGGTAATCAGGGTGGAAATGCTGGGACTGGAAACGGCGGTCAGGGATCCGCTGGGAGCGCATCCGGAGCACATGGAACCGGAACATATACCTATGAACAGTTGGAAGAGATTGCAGGTGCACGAGTAGAGAGGTCTGAGCGGACAGCTCTTGCCAATTTTTTCAGAAATCAGGGCATGACAGAATCTGAGGTAACACAGGCAATCAATAATTTCAAAGCAGAACGTGCAGCTAATCAGCCAAATGCTACAAAATTGCAGAAAGATCTTGATGATGCGCTGGCGAAAGTACAGCAGATGGAGAATGAGAAGACTTTATCTGGTAAAGGCGTTAGATCAGAAGATTTGGATTATGTCATGTTCAAGGTATCGAAACTTGTAGATGATAAAACAACATTTGAAAAAGCTGCAGACAAATTTTTGAAGGAGAATCCGAAATTTACAGGAAATGCCGGTTCTTATCGCATTTCCACATCTTCTGGAAATTCTTCAGAAGGTTCTGGTGGAAACATGAACGCTTCCATCAATGATCGTATCCGTGCTGCAGCGAGAAGATAACGGAGGTAGAAGATGAATAAAAACAGAATGAATTTAAGGCTTTTTGAGAATGATGTCAAAATTATCGATCGAAGCGGTGCAGAATCTTTGATTCCAGTACAGGAATCAAATGAGATCATTCAGGGTGTTATTGCTCAGTCAGCTGTTCTTTCAAGAGGACGTAAGCTGCCAAATATGACAAGTAAGCAGTACAAGATGCCAGTACTGGATATGCTGCCAATTGCTTATTTTGTGAACGGTGATTCAGGACAGAAGAAAACGACCAAGCAGGCATGGGATAAGAAGTTTATTATTGCGGAAGAAATTGCGGTAATTGTACCGATTCCAGAGTCCGTATTAGATGATTCAGACTATGATATTTGGGGCGAGGTGAAACCGAGGGTAACAGAAGCATTCGGAACAAAGATTGATGGAGCTGCATTATTCGGAGTAGATAAACCGTCTACTTGGAGAGATGATATAGTAACTACTGCAACAAAAGCTGGAAGTGTAGTAACGCTTGGTTCTGCTGATCCACTGTATGATAAGATTATGGCGGAAGAAGGCGTTCTTGACAAAGTTGAAAAATGCGGATACTTAGTGAATGGTCATATGGCTGATGTTTCTATGAGGGCAAAGCTCCGAGGATTAAAGAATGCTAACGGCGATCCACTGTTTAAATCAGATATGCAGGGATCTACGCAGTATGCATTGGATGGTTCTCCGATGAATTTCCCGATCAATGGAGCATGGGATAAATCTAAGGCCCTGATGGTCTCCGGAGATTTCTCGCAGCTTGTATTTTCTATCAGACAGGATATTACATTCAAGCTGTTTACAGAAGGTGTTGTACAGAATACAGACGGAACTATCGCATACAACCTGATGCAGAACGATATGGTTGCACTTCGTGCAGTTATGCGTATGGGTTGGGAAGTTCCAAATCCTATCAATGCACTTGCAAAAGATAAGACAAAGAGATGCCCGTTCTCGATTCTGAAAGCGGGAGAGTAGGGAGGAATAACTTATGTATGTAGATTATGGATATTATGCAGATCAGTACGGAGGCGGGATTACTGAAAAGGAATTTCCGTCTGCAGAACGCAAAGCCGAAGCCTATATTAGAAAGCTGACGTATATTCGTGGAAATATATTTGCAACTGAGGACATGGCAGTAAAAGATGCTGTGTGTGCGGTTGCAGACGTGTATCATTCTTGCGAAAAGAAAAAAGAGGCAGGCGCTGTAAAATCTGAAAATAATGATGGATACAGTGTTTCATATGCTGTCGAACAAGCGGATGGGCAAACAGTTGAAGAACTGATCAGAAAGAAAGCGTATGAAGCAGCGTCTACATACTTGCTCCCAACAGGATGGTTGTCAAGAAAGGTGGGATGCTGTTGTGTTAACGAATGCAACGATAACTGTCTATAATCGTAGGTATGATTCGCTCACCCGTTTCGATACCTGGCATAGAACCGTTATTGAAAATGTGCATATATATGTTAACCACAAAGCATCCGTCGGCGATTCCGGACTAAACAGCGCAGAAGTATATAAGATCCGTATTCCTACCGATGTAGAGAATGCGGATCAGTATCTTCTGCCGGAAGAATATGCGAAGCTGGAAGATCCGGAAGAACACTGGACCATTCAGACAGATGATCAGATTGTACTCGGCGAGTATAATCAGGAAATTGAGAAGCCGGCTGATCTGAAAGATGTACGATTGAGGCACTGCAAAGTGTTGTCCTGGTCAGATAATCGCTTTGGCGGATTGCCACATTGGAAGATTGAAGGTGAGTAAATGGCACAGAAAAAAGAATTTCGAATCACGACACCAAGAGGCAGCGTATTCACATCAAGAGATGAAAACGGTAGCGTGACCGCAAAGATTGAGTGGGCACCGGGATTTGCCGCACGGAAGGCAGAAAGCTTTTCCAAAGCGCAACAATTTGTTGATTCAGAGTGCCTGCGATATATGAATCCACTTACACCGAGACGCACCGGTATGATGATCAAATCGGCAACGCTTGGCACAGTGATCGGATCCGGTTCCATTGAGTATCTGACACCTTATGCCCGTCGGCAGTATTATGAACATAAAACAAAAGCAAGATGGTTCGAAACGATGAAGGCGAGCCATAAGGAAAAGATTAAAGAAGGAGCTGAGAAACTTGCAGGACAGTAAAAAACCGATTATTCAGAGCATTCGTGACTATGTGCTGTTGAATCCGGATATTGACGATCGGAAGATTAACATTAATTATCTTGGAAATGGGATGGAGTATTCCATTGATCCGATTGGTGCGGATCCGAATTACAAGAAGTATGTGGATGGCGGAGGTCTGAAACAGTTTCAATTCGCATTCACAAGCAAGGAAGCATATGACGGCGATGCAAGAACCGGGATTGCCAACAGTGGTTTTTATCAGGCTTTTGAGGAATGGGTTGAGAAAAATAATATGAATGATATTCTCCCAGAGCTGGACGAGCACAAAGCTGTTAAAGTTGAAGTGTTGCAGTCCGGCTTTTTGTTTAGCACAGAAGCTGATCTGGGACGGTATCAGATGATTTGCAGATTAATATATGAACAGGAGGTATAGAAATGTCAGGAGATAATAAAAAGAGATTAGTAGGCAGACATAAGCGTGTTGCGTTTATGGATGTTACAGGTGACGGTAAGACATTTACCAGAATGACGGGATTCACATCAATGTCAGATGGGAAAAATTCTACCGAATATAGCAGGCAGTATGTGGATGAAGAAAGTGAACGTTCAGATGTGGTAGGGTACGCTCCATCTATGGATTACGAATTTGATTTACATACAAATGATGCGGTGCTGAAAAGGCTTGCGACGATTACAGATGATGAACTTCTGGGATCGGATGCACAGGTGAACATTGTAATGGTGGATCTGTTTGAGGTTAAGACAGAAGATCCGAATACCTGCACAGCAAGAAAACGTGACTGGAGCGTGATCCCGGATACGGAAGGTGATGGAACGGATGCACTGATCTACAAAGGAAGCTTTAAAGCAGCCGGAAAGATTACAAAAGGAACTGCCACAACTACAGATGACTGGCAGACATGTACATTTGCGGAATAAAGAAAGATAGGAGAGTGAGCCGATGAGCCTTTTTAAATTTGGAGATCTCGAAGCGGAGATTGATTTTACAGATGCTGATTTCTTGGAGGACCTGGAAGAAGTAAAGCGATTGATGCGGGAGGAAGCAAAGCAGGTTCCGAAAACCGGAAAGACGGCGGATATCATCCGTGCGCAGTGCCAGTGTTATTTTAACTTTTTCGACCGTGCAATCGGAGAAGGTGCGCATGAGGTTATGTTTGGTGGAAAAACAAGCCTTAATTCGTGTCTTGATGCGGCAGATGCATTACTTGCATTTGAAAATAGCGAGGCTGTTAAGATGAATGAACGGTATAGCGAATACACCGTTAAGCAGCATGGAAACCGCCAGCAGAAAAGAAATTATAATAAACAGCAGGGAAAGAAAAAGAACCAGAATAATTTTAATGCAGTTCGTAACAGGTAGCGTGCTATGAATATTCTGATTGACAAATTTCCGGAAACGGTAAAGGTAAATGGAAAAGATTATCCGGTGGAGACAGACTTCCGGGAATGGATTCGATTTACAAAGCTGGTGGAAGATGAAGACGTGCCCTGGCAGATCAAATGCCACTTGCTTATGCAATGGTATATAGATGATATCCCGGATGACTTAGAGGATACGATAAACGCGCTGGGTGATTTCCTTGCAATGAAGCAGGAGGATGATAATCAAGAGAGTGAGGCACCTGCAAAGCCTCCGAAGCAGATCTATTCGTTTGACGAGGATATGACTTGGATTTACAGTGCGTTCCGGGAAGTGTACGGGATCAACCTGCAGACGGTTCCATACATGCATTGGTGGGAGTTCCAGACGTTATTTATCGGACTTCCGGATAGTACAGAGATTAAGCAGCGCATCATGTACCGGAACACAGACCTCAGTACGATTAGCGATAAAAATGAGAGAAAGCGGATTAAGAAAATCCAGGATGCAGTTGCGCTGAAAAAGAAGCGCAGAAAAATGACGGATTATGAGATTGGAGATATGTTTGCGTGATGGAGCATATGATTAAGATCCCGACAGAAAGAAAGTGGTTCCGGTGTCCTTATTGCGGCAAGAAATTATTGATATATGATGATACCGCCGAATGTGATGGTGTGTATATTAACTGTCGGGAGTGTAAGAGAGAAATAAAAATAAAGATATAAAGCACATGTGAGCCGTTGAGCCGTGCTATCAGAAAGGATGATAGTATGGCAGACGGATATTTAAATTTTGATACCAAGATAAATGAAAAGGGATTTAATGACGGTATAAGTAAACTTGGTAGTCTTGGCAAATCAGGACTATCAATAGTCAGTAAGGCAATGACTGGAGCAATTGCTGCAGTCGGAACCGGAGCTGCAGCGATTATAAAATCGTCACTCGGTGTAGTTGCCAACATGGAGCAACAGGTAGGTGGTGTAGAGACTCTATTCAAGGACAGTGCGAATACGGTCATAGCAAACGCAAATAAAGCATACAAGACTGCGGGAATGTCCGCAAACAATTACATGGAAACAGTGACAAGCTTTTCAGCATCATTGTTGCAGAGCCTAGGAGGAGATACTGCGAAAGCGGCATCTTACGCAGATCGGGCTATTGTGGATATGTCTGATAACGCAAATAAGATGGGCACGAATATGCGTGACATCCAGAATGCTTATCAGGGTTTTGCGAAACAGAATTACACCATGCTAGATAACTTAAAGCTTGGGTATGGCGGTACTCAGGAAGAGATGAAACGTCTCATTTCTGATGCGTCAAAGATGACTGATGTCCAGAAAGAACTTGGTGTTACAGTCGATGCCAGTAGCTTATCCTTTGGAAATATTGTAAATGCCATCAGTGTTGTGCAAAAGCAGATGGGAATTGCTGGGGCTACTTCAGAAGAAGCGGCAACCACAATTGAAGGTTCCGTTAATTCTGCTAAAGCAGCTTGGGAAAACTTTGAAGCTGGAGTAATAAGTGCAAACGATCTTGTAGAGACCTTTTGGACTGCGGCGCAGAAAATCTTTGAAAATTTGGGGCAGATCATCCCGAGATTAGGAAAAACGGGAATGGATGTTGTCAGCGCACTTGCCGGGAAAATCGGCGGCGCTGTTCCACAAGTAAAAGGTTTTACTGATAGTATTTCCAAATTAGCCAATGAGCTAAAGGGAATGAACAGTGATCAACTGTTAAATCTTGGAAAGATGGCAGTTGTAATTGCCGGATCAGCTCCAGCGCTGTCCATATTTGGAAAAGGGATTGAAAATGTAAAAACTGCGACCGATGGATTTAATGGCATTATAGACGGAGTTGTCACATCTATAGGTAAAGTACCTAAAGGGGCAAAGAGTGCCAGTGCCACATTCAAAAAGATAAGTAGCGAGTTCAAATATCTCGGTGAAAGCATCGCGCTTCCATTCCAGGATCTGGGAGAAAAAATAGCTCCCCGACTGAAAGATCTTGGCGGATTTATGGCTGAGTCCTGGGCGAATGGACCGGGAGGAAAAATCACCGGAGCTGTAACAAATACTGTTAAAAAGATCGGTGGAGCTTTTGGACAAATCGGTCCAAAACTGGCTGAAAAGTTCCCGGGGGTAGCAGAAAAGTTTGCAGAGCTTGGCACGAAGATGTCAGCCGTTTCGGCGAAGGTTTCCAAAGTTCTGGGAAAAGCCGGAACAAAGATATCTGAATATGCCGGTTTTATTGCGGATGCATTCACACCGATCTTATCAAGAGTAGCCTCTTTTGCACCGACATTCTTTAAATTAATCAACATTGGTGCAGGAGCAGCTATTATCGTAGCCGGTATGGGATTGATCTACAGCCAGTTTGGCACACAGATTGATCAGCTGTTATTGCTTGTGCAGACAAAAGGACCGGAAGTAATCACGAATTTCGCAAATGGAATTACTGCAGCATTACCAGGATTGGTTGCTCAGGGCGCAACGCTGATCATGGGAATTCTTAATGCCATTACGGTGAACCTGCCGGCATTGATTACTGCCGGAGTAAGCATTATATCCACATTGACGAGCAGTCTGGCAGCACAATTACCGCAATTGATACCATGTGCAGTGCAGATGATACTGACATTGGTCACATCATTGATAAGCAATCTTCCACAATTAATTACTTCGGGACTTAACTTAATGAAAGGCCTCGCAAGTGGAATTGCAAATTCAATCCCATTGGTGGCAGCAAAGGCACCAGTGATTATTGGAAAGCTTGCATCGACTATCATAACGAATCTTCCAAAGATTCTGACCGCAGGAGTGCAGATCATAAGTAAACTCGCTGTTGGACTAGTGCAGGGAATACCGGCATTGATCGGAAAGATTCCAAACATGGTAAGCCAGATTAAGAATGCGTTTACCAGTGTGAACTGGGGCAGTGTTGGAATGAATATTATAAAGGGCATTGCCAGTGGATTAACCGGTGCAGCCGGTGCAATCGTAGAAGCAGCGAAAAGTGCAGCAAACAAAGCATTAGATGCGGCAAAGAGTGCTCTTGGAATTCATTCACCATCTCGAGTATTCCGCGACCAGGTAGGTAAGATGATGGCTCTTGGTATGGGAATTGGATTCGAGAAGAATATTCCAATCAAGTCTATGAACGTGGGTGTGCAGAAAGCGGTATCCGGATTGCAGAAGTCCGTAGATCTTGCATTATCGGCGAGAACTGCAGACAAGACAATTGGAAGAGTAAAGAATTATCCGGGATTCGATGGAGGAAAAGATATCGATTATGACCGGTTAGAAAAAATCCAGATGAGAGCTGCAGAAAAAATGGCGAAGCGTCCAATCTATCTGGGAACAAAGAGAATTGATGAGCCATTACCGAAAGGAGCGGTGTCGGCATTATGATAAAGGCATATTATAAGAACAGTAAGGGAGAGGTGCTCTGGTTGACCAGGGCACCTTTTCGTACAATAGATGCGGACTGGTTTGACAGTACATGGGAAGAGACAGAGGATGGTTATGAAAAGGTAATTACCTTGGACGTATTTGGAAAGAGAGAAGAGTTCACGAAGAACATGGAAACGCTGTATAGAATCATCTCTGTGGATGCTGAAACAGGGAATTACGGGCGTTTATATGTGAATGATACGTTCTTGCCGTGTCAGATTTATAAGACCAAGAAAACGGGATGGAAAGGATATGTGTATACGGAGGTAGAGCTTACATTCCTTGCTCCGGAATTGTCTTGGATCACGGTCTTGGAAAAAAGATTTTTCCCGCAAAAAGAAATAACTGCAGATAGCGGCTTGGATTTTGCTTGTGATTTTCCATTTGATTTTATGAACGAGAAAAGAGGGACTGCAGAATTTGAAGTTGATCATATTATTCCGTCCGATTTCGAAATGATCATATACGGACCATGCGTAAATCCTAAAGTATTGATGAATGGTTATCCATATGAAGTCCTTACTACGTTAGAGAAGAATGAATATTTGATTATAAACAGCTCGGAGCAGACGATCATGAAATATCTTTCCAATGGAACAACGGCGAATTTGTTTGATGTCCGTGGATATGATTATTCTGTATTTAAGAAAATCCCATCCGGATTGATATCAGTAAATTGGAGCGGAGACTTCGGAATAGATTTATATGTGTTTCTGAAGCGGAAGGAGGCAGCATGGTAATTCTGGCGACAAGGAGCAGAGAAATAGGAACGAATCCACTGTTAGATGCGAATTGCACCTTTGATGCTAACAAAGATAGGGAATTTTCCATCAAGATTGCCAGATGTAACTGGACAGAAGAAATGATATTCGGAAATCTGGTGTATGTGCCAGATACGGAATTTGGCGGAATTATCGAAGATGTGTTGACAGATACAACTCTGGATTATGTAGAGCTGAAAGGCTATACATGGCGTGGACGCATGGCAATGAAAGTAATAGAGCCGCCGGTCGGAAGTGATTACAGGGTGGTGTCCGGGGAGTTAAATGCAATTCTTAAGAAACTGATAGAACCGGAATTTGGCGGATTGTATGTTGTGTCTGGCACAGATACGGGTGCTGCAGTGAGTAATTATCAGTTCGATCGTTATTGTACATTACTGGAAGGAATTACAAAGATGCTGAAATCTGTTGGATATAGATTGAGTATTCGGCATAAGCGTGAGAAAGGAATCCCGGGATATATTTTGATCGAAGCAGTACCGATTGCGGACTATTCTGATGAGATTGAGCTGTCTAAGGATTGTGGACTTAATTACACGATGGAAGATAAAAGAAATGGAGTAAATCACTTGATCGTGACCGGGAAAGGTGAACTGCAGGATCGAAACGTGTTTCATCTCTACGTCTGGCCGGATGGTTCTTTTAAGAAAACACAGTATTATACAGGTTTAGATGAAATTGTACAAGTGTATGAAAATACATCGACAGAGACAGATGAACTGGAAAGCCAGAGTACGAAGAAATTACAGGATTTGTGCAGTAAAAAAAAGTTTGGCATGGATATAGCAAAACTTGGAATCGATGTAGATATAGGTGATGTTGTAGGAGGGCGGGATTATCTTACTGGGATGTATTCGAGCAAACCAATAGAAAATATCATCTACAGTATTACTAATAGGATTGAATCCAAAGAATACGAATTGGAAGGAGAGAATGATAATGGAGATAGTTAGTGGAAGAGTCGGGAGACCCCATGTTACAAGCCAACAGTTTCGGCAGATCATTGAAGGAATCGTTGGTGATGGGAGTTGTATATTGCCATCTGGAGAAAACTTGGAGCCAGAGTTGGTGTCCAACAATTCGTTAAAAATCCGAAGCGGAATGATGTGCCATCATGGAAATGTGTCTTCTGTAAAAATCGGGACTTATGATGAAGTGGAACTTACAAATGGTTCACAGGGGATGAAGAGGATAGATCTGGTTGTTAACCGGTACACAAGAAATGAAGAGGATAATACAGAAAAGAATGAATGGATCGTGATTATGGGCACGCCGGCAGAATCTAATCCGACAGTTCCGGAATATACAAAAGGAAATTTACAGGAAGGTGATCTTGTGGACGATTGTCCGGCATTTGAAGTTCATTTTGACGGAATTAATATTACGGAAGTAACGAAGATGCTGGAGATTGCTCAGACAAATAAGTATTTGTCCAACAAGCTTACTGAATTAAATGACAAAATAAATAATCGCAAAAATAATGTATTGATCGGTAAGTGGGGAAAATCATGGAACTTGTCCACAACACCAAAAAATATCGGCTCTAGCAAACCAATTGTTGATGATGCTTGTTACAAAACCACAACTGGTGCAAATGCGACCGTAACTATAAAACAATCAGGTTTATACTGTGTGACTATGTATGCACAAGGTAGCGCAAACCAAGGTGCATCAGCGTGTATTCAAGCACAAGTCATTGCAAATAGAACGATCGTTGATGATAACTATGTGCTTTTCGGCGCTCAGTATTCGTATAATGGTTTTGCCGCGAACGTGAATATGAGTCGAATTATCTACCTTGAAAATGGCACTGTTCTTTCGCCGCAAATAAGAAAATCCGATGCGTCAGGTGCGGCGGCAACTACTGGAAGCTCGTACATGGAAATGGTGAAACTTGCTTAATTTACTTTAGCAACTTATCAACATGACACCTTTATCAGGTATCTTTTTTGAAAGGAGTGATATCCATGAAAATTACATTCAATGATGCAACAGAGTTGACTGTCCAGTCAGCGAGCACCCGGCCGGACGGGAGCCTGCTGATCAAAACAATATCAGAAACTGAAGAGAATCTGAAGACAATCTTTCAGGATGGCATGAAGACCAAGAAGATGATCATCAAGGAAAGAGAATCTACGATTGGCACTTATGAGAATTACACGGAACTTGAG